GGTGGGCACTACAAGCGCATTTGATAGTGCTTACACAATGTCATTAAAGGTTGTTGCCGCAACTGGTGGCTTAATTATTCAACCCGGATCAGACAATTACACCGCTATTCAATTTAATAATGCAGCGGGTGTTGGCAAGGGTTCTATTTCTGTATCAGCCACCACCACAACTTATAACGTCACATCTGATTACAGACTAAAAAATGTCATTGGTTCTGTAACTGGTCATGGTGCAAGAATTGATGCCCTTGAGCCTGTTGAATATGAATGGAAAGAAACTAATACACGCACTCGTGGTTTTTTGGCCCACAAATTTCAAGAGGTTTATGCCGACAGCGTTACTGGAACTAAAGACGCTGTAGATGCAGATGGCAAACCCGTTTACCAATCAATGCAAGCAAGCACACCTGAGGTCATTGCAGACCTTGTTGCTGAAATTCAATCATTACGTAAACGCCTTGCAACCGCAGGCATCTAAAAGGAAAAGCATGACTACCACTTGGAAAATTACACAGACAGACTACCTTGTTGCCGATGGATTTATCCAAACGGCACATTGGACAGCAACAGCAGTAGACGGCACTTACACTGCCTCTGCCTATTCCACTTGCAGCTTTGCCACTGCAACCCCTGCCATCCCTTACGCCAGCGTGACTGAGCAAGAGGTGTTGACTTGGTGCTGGAATAACGGCGTGGACAAGGACGCTACTGAAGCAAGCCTTGCACAGCAAATTGAACTGCTGAAGAACCCAGTGGTAGCTGCTGGTACGCCTTGGGCCACAGCTTAAAATAATACGGGGTTACACGGCTGCCCCTTTTCAGCCGATGCTGGAGTTACACATGAGTGAAGAGATGAACACGCCCGTCGAATTGAAGCTGCCCTTGGGTGCAGTGAATTTGGTATTGGCCGCATTGGCCAAAGCGCCTTACGAGCAGGTGGCTGACTTGGTGCAGTCGATCCGCGAACAGACCATCCCTCAAATCCCCATGCCAGCCGTGGACAAAGAAACTTCGGAGTAATCCATGAACCGCACAGCCCTGATTGCAGTCCTCGCACTCGCCCTGACGGGCTGTGCCCACGAATACACCGCCTACGCCGAAGCCCAAAAAGCTCAAGCGCAGGCCCAAGCTGCCAAGTATGCAGCCCTTGCTGAGATCGCCAAGATGGGTGACACCACCGCCAAAGTAGCCGCCGTGATGAGCATCAACGGTTTCGGTGGTCAACAGCAACAACAGATCAACGCCCCTCGTCACTGGGCAGATTACGCCCTGTCTTTTACTGGCGCTCTGCTTCCCGTGGTGGGTCAGGTCTATGCTGTGAACAAGCAAAGCGCAGTAGCAATCGCACAGTCAAACAATGCAACGACTTTGGGGATTGCACAAGCCAACTCCAACCGCGATGTGCAGACAGCGACCTCGACTGCATTTGTAAGCATGGCTGGTACAGGCTTTAAAGCAACAAGCGATATTGCGGCCTCTGGCTTCTCCTCAGCAAGCGCATCGGCCTCCGCAGGCTTCACTGCAATTGGCAACACAGCCACTGCGGGATTGACTGCCGCAACGGCCATCGCTGGTAAAATTCAAGCACCTCAGCCAAACATCACATTGTCTGGCACAGGGGTAATTGGCAATGGGACTTACACCCAAACCACCATGTCTGGCACAGGCGTGCTGGGCACGGGCACATACACAACCGATAACCGTCCAACCGACAACCACGCGGTCAGTACCACGACCAGCACTTCTACAAGTTCGAGCACCAGCTTGACCTGCACCACTGGCCCATGCTGATGAGGTAGTTATGATCCCAATTGATCCGTCTGAAGCACTGGACGCGATTAACTCCGCAGTCAATCTCGTTAAAAAAGCGGCCAATACCGCGCAAAACGTGGAGTCCCTCGGCCCTTTTTTGGGCCGATACTTTGATGCCAAAGCGAATGCCCTTCAGGTTGTAGTCGAGTCCAAGAACGGCACATTTAAAGGTTCCGCGCTGGGCAAGGCGATGGAAATTGAGATGGCGCTTGAGCGCAGCAGGCAGTTTGAAGAGGACGTGAAGAACAAGCTCTTTTACCCCAACCACATGGAATTGTGGAATAGGATCAAGGCCCGCGCTGCCACGATGGAAGCCGAGTTTGCCAAGTCGGCCAAGCGCGAAAAAGACGCCGCTGCCAAGAAGAAAAAGGAAGCGCAAGAGGCCATTGAGATTGTGCTGGGTTCGCTTGCCGCCATCTTGCTGATTGCTATGGTCGGTTATGGCATCTACCAGTTGAGGAATCATGGATGAGATCGTCGAGGGCTTCAAGAAGTGGTTCAGACTGTTTTGCAAAATTGCTTGCGTCTGGTGGTTCCTTGACTTCGTTTATGTTTTGCCAGAGCCACTTGCCCAAAGGGCGATGGATAAAGCGTTGAGTTTTTTACCGTTCTGAGGTGCAGTATGTGGAATCTAAAAGGTATTGTTACAGTGATTGCCGCCATGTCTTTGATGGGCGTTGTGGGTTGCATGATCTACATGTTCTTGCTTGGCATCTACGACCCCACTGTGGACAACAAGGTGGTGTATGACATCATCGGCCCAGCCTTCCAAACCATTGTTGGCGGGTTCATTGGTTTGATTACGGGTATCCACATTTCTGACAAAGAAGGCGGCGAGTGATGTCTTTGCTCAACCCTTGGGTGCTTCTGTCCATCGCGCTGGCGCTTGCTGGCTCGTACTTTGGTGGGCATCATCAGGGGTACGCCCAAGCGGTCATGGAGCAGCAGGTTGAAATTGCCCGGCTCAATGCAGAGGCACGCAAGACCGAACAGGACATGAACGACAAGGTCACCACCCTATCCAGCAAACTTCAGGAGGCCAGCGCCAATGCCAAAGTTGAAATCGTTAAGCGTAATACCGCTATTGCTGATGGCACTCTGCGGCTGTCAATCGCCACCAAAAGCCCCGTATGTCCCTCCGCAGATGCCCCCGCTGCCAACCCAAATAACCCCCCAAGAGCCGAACTTGACCCAGCGTTTGCTCAATCTCTTGTCGCCATCACCGACGATGGAGACGAAGCCATCCGAAAACTTAACGCCTGCATCGACTCCTACAACACCGTCTACAAAATCATGAGGATTGTCCAATGATTACTGCTGAACAACTGCACGCCTTGAAGATTGACCCAGAGTGGTTGGAGCCTTTAAACGATACGTTTCATCGGTTTGAAATCAATACCCCGCTGCGTATGGCTGCGTTTATAGGGCAGTGCTACCACGAATCCGGCGGCTTTAAGGTGTTGCATGAAAACCTGAATTACAGCGCAGAAGGTCTATGCCGGGTCTGGCCCAGCCGTTTTCCTTCATTGGAAGCCGCTCAACCTTTCCACAGAAACCCCGAGAAGATTGCTGAGAAAGTCTATTCTGGCCGGATGGGTAACAACGAGGAAGGTGACGGCGCTCTGTACATTGGTCGCGGTTGCATCCAGTTGACAGGCAAGGACTCCTACACGCTGGCAGGTGATGCCTTGGGCGTGGACTTTATGCACAGTCCTGATCTGGTGGCTATTCCCAAGTACGCAGCCCTGACTGCCGGGTGGTTTTGGAACAAGCGCGGCCTGAACAAAGAAGCCGATGCTAAGGACTACACAGGGATGACAAAGAAGATCAATGGGGGTATCATTGGCCTCGACGATAGGGTTGCTCATATCAACACCGCCCTCAGTGTCTTAACCGCATGAGGTAATCCGTGCCATTACAAAAAGTCCTGTTCAAGCCGGGAGTCAACCGGGAAAACACTCGTTATACCAACGAAGGCGGTTGGTATGAATGCGACAAAGTCCGTTTTCGTCAGGGCACTCCGGAAGTTATTGGCGGTTGGCAACGCATTTCAGGTAACACCTTTTTAGGGGTGTGCCGTTCTTTGTGGAATTGGGTAACCCTTGCCGGAGCTAATTTAATTGGGGTCGGTACAAACCTGAAGTTCTACATTGCTCTTGCTGGTGTGTACTACGACATCACGCCTATCCGCGCATCTTCCACAATCAACAACAATCCGTTTGTTGCAACCCTTAACTCCGCTACTATCACGGTAACCGACACTGCGCACGGTTGCGTAACGGGAGATTACGTTACCTTCAGTGGAGCTACAGGTTTGGGCGGTAACGTTACTGCCACTGTTCTTAACTCTGAATACCAAGTCACTGTAATAAACGCCAACAGTTACACCATTACGGTTTCAGTTTTGGCCAATGCTTCAGACGTTTCAGGCTCTCCCGGTGGTGGCGCTGCGGTCGTGGCTGCGTATCAAGTCAATACTGGCCCGGCAACGGCAACTGCGGCTTATGGTTGGGGTGGCGGCGGTTGGGGGGCTGGTACATGGGGGTATGGAGCGGCGACCAACATTGCTTTACGCCTTTGGAATCAAATGAATTACGGCCAAGATTTGATCTTCGGCCCTCGTGGTGGTGGGCTTTACTATTGGTCAGCAGCAACCGGCACATCAGTTCGAGGCGTTTTGCTTAATTCTCTTGGCGGCACAGTAACTTTTACCAATGCTTCTCCTACAGTAGTAACCTCAACTGTTGCATATACCGAAGGCGCGGCCCTTCAATTTTCGGGCGGTTCTTTGCCGACTGGCATAACAGCGGGTACTACGTACTACGTCAATAACGTTAACGGTTTGACTTTTAACTTGTTGAACGCTGCTGGGTCGCTTGTTAACACGTCCTCCTCGGGTTCTGGCTCGGTGTCTACAATTGTGGATGTGCCGACAGTACAAAACAACTTGACTGTGTCGGACTCTTCACGTTTCGTGATGGTTTTTGGCTGCAACGACTACGGCTCTAGCGTGCTTGACCCTATGTTGATTCGCTGGTCTGGGCAGAATGATCCATACAACTGGACACCTGACGCTACAAACCAAGCAGGGTTTACCCGACTGTCTCACGGCTCTCAGATTGTTACTACAGTCCAGACCCGTCAGGAAATTGTGGTGTTTACTGATTCCAGCGTGTATTCACTCCAGTACCTTGGCCCACCTTACGTTTGGTCACCGCAGTTGCTTGGAGATAACATTTCGATCATGGGGCCAAACGCTGCTGTGATTGCATCCGGTGTTGTGTATTGGATGGGCGTGGATAAGTTTTACGTCTACGATGGCCGGGTGCAAACGCTTAATTGCGATCTGCGTCGGTATGTATTCAACGACATAAACCAAGACCAAGCAGCCCAAGTGTTTTGCAGCACCAATGAAGGTTTTAATGAGGTCTGGTGGTTCTACTGCTCGGCCAATTCCACTACCGTTGATAAGTATGTGGTGTACAACTACCTTGAAAAAGTTTGGTACTACGGCACAATGGCCCGCACGGCATGGTTAGATTCTGGGCTTTTGCAATTCCCTATCGCGGCTACGTACGTCAACAACATCGTCTACCACGAAGACGGCATGAACGATAACACTACCAGCACAACACTGCCTATCGACGCATACATTAGCTCATCTGAGTTTGATATTGGTGATGGCCACAACTTTGGCTTCATTTGGCGCGTGCTGCCAGACTTGACTTTTTCAGACTCTACAAACTCGCCGACTGGGGATGTGCCCAAAGTGACAATGACGCTGTACGGGCTGAGTAACTCGGGCTCCGGCAGAACAAGCAGTGCAGGGGCCAATGTGTCCAGCAGTAGTGCGTACGACATCACCGAAGAGTTTACGGGGCAGATTTACACGCGCCTGCGTGGCCGTCAGATGATCTTTAAGATTGAGTCCAACCA